GATTGTTTCATTACTGGCGACTTCTTCTGAGAAGTAGTCTTCGATAAGGGTTGTTTGAGCTTCAAAGTTTTCTCTTGTTTCAATAAACGTTTCGTCGATTTGGATTTCTGTTGGGATTTCCGTGAAGTTCTCTTGACTGTCATATGTTATCTCCATTTCTATTTCTGTATCAAATTGTTCTGTTGTTAGTGGTACATTAAAAACATCTATAACGCCTGTATTAATTTCTTCTACTGTTGCTAATGGTTCAATATATATTTCTTCAATAGCTGTTAAAATTATTTCAGGAGTTTCATATAGTTCAAAGCTGTATTCATCTGGCTCAAATTCTATTAACTCTATATCAGTAGCTTCTTCTACAAACTCTACTGCCGTAGCTATATCTGTCTCTTGTGCTGTGCTTAAAAATATAGGATTAGGTTCATAGTCTATAACAAGGGTAGGGTTTTTTAAATCTACTGCTTGATGACTTAATGATTCTGAACTTTCTCTAAAGTCAAACTTGACGTTGATGTTATAATTTGTATTTACGTTCATACCCTCTATGTAGGTAGATGTATACGTTTGATAGGGCGTGATTTGGCTAAACGCTACTGTTCTTTTTTGTGTTGTAACTGTACCGTCACTAGCTGTAATGGTTTGAATCATGTCTGTTTCACTAGATAAGTTATTCCAATGCCAGATGTCTGCGCCTAGTGTAGATGACCAACCATATTGTATTTGATCTTCAGTTAAATACTCAGATAAACTTACATCTCTTTCAATACTGTCACCATGACGTGCTGCAACAATACTGTTTCCATGATTGTGAGATGGGTCATTACATGTCCACTCATTGTGGTTAGAGTTATTATTAAAAAACTGTTGTGGTAATAAATTATTTGTAGTTTCTGCATTAGCTAACGTGCTAACAATTAGCATTACTAAAAGAAAAATATTTAATCTATCTAAATCCATTACTCGTATACTGGTGTTGGTACGCTTTGTTCGTTACTACCATATATTTGTATAGGTCTTAACTCTATAGTTTTACTTGCACATGAAACAATAAAGCTAGTCATGATTATGATTGCTATGGTCTTCATTTAAACTCTCTTTATATTTTCTGTATTGTTCTACCTTGTCATTAGTTTCTTTGCTTGAACTTCCTTTGTGTGCATATTCTTTTGTTCTATGGAATCCACCTACTTCTTCCCAGCGTTTTTCTGCTTGTTCAGAAATAAGCCCGTCAATTGGGCAGACTGAACCAGCAGATTTCATAGCATTCCAGACGTTTTCATCTTGGCACATCAATGATATGGCAGCGACTTTCATTCCAAGTTTTGCTAGTACCGAAGTAGCTTTTCTACGTTCGCAATTTTTATCCACAATATATGAACCAGCTGTAGCCGAAATAGTCATCACACTTACACCCGCAGCAAGGGGTATAAGGCAACTATCCTGACCATAAGAACTCATCGACGGTGCCGATGACATCGCTACTGGATTGGGTTTTGCTTCATTACTTGTAGTAGAATTATTCGTTGTAGCATTCGTAGAACTACTACCAGATTGATAGGTGGTTGTAACATCTGAATTGTACCCTCCGGTAATTGCAGTTTGACTTCCAGAAGTCGAGGTCTGAGAATTAGTAGTAGCCCCAGAAGAAGTAACATCAGATATACCAGATTCTATACTCAATAATAAAATCAATAATGCTAGTATAATTAAAGCAGGTTTTATCTTTGATGTATCCATTGTTTCATTTTCTGGTTAACGCTCCTCCAAAATATAATCCGATAATTGAAAAAATTGTGTGTGATTGTAGGTTAGTTATATAAATCGTGTTGCCTTGTTCAAAGTATGATGTCTCATATACCTCACCAAATATCCACCAACCACTATCTGCTTCAGTTATTATCTGGTAAGCGACATTAACATCAGTAAAGATTGGTGCAACAATTGGCACTACAATAATACTGAATACGCACATAACAGCAATCCAACGACGCGTGTGTTTGGTGTGTGGGTCAGACACTTCTCTTGCTTTGTCTGTTTGTTGAGCTGCAAATTCTGCACGTTGCATTAACATCTTTTCTCGATCTGCTTGTGCTTGTCCTTTCTGAGCTACGATAGACATAACTCCTCCCAGCACAGTTGAAGCTAGCATAGAGAGTAGCTCCATGGGTATTCCCATCATACCTTATAAAAATAACTACCAATTACGGCAGCTATTCCTCCTAGCCATGCAATTACTGATACAGCACCTACTCCTTTGTTTACTCTTTCTTCTAGCTTAATGATTCTTTTATCCATCTGGTGTAACTGAGCCATTATTTGTGTGTTCGTAACTTGTTTCATTATTTTTTAGTTTTACATATAACAGGTAAACCTAGCATAGGTCTGCCATCAAATAAATTCCTGTCTGTATACTGTCCATTGGTTTTATTATAGTGTAAAAATACCTGTCCACACAAGTCTCCATCGAATGGCTCTCTCCAATGTTCTAAATCACAGCCTGAATAAACTAGCATATCTCCTATATTTAGGGCTACTTTGACACCATCCATGTATATATCCCATTGGTTTCCACCTAAATGTAGTGTTCCAGATATCTCACAGCTTGGTCTGTCCTTGTGTTTTTTTAATTCAGAACCTTTCTCATATACTCTTGTGTATGCGTAGGTTGGCAGTAAATCTAATTTAGTTTCTTGTTTAACTATTGGTAGAGTTTTCATGAGTAGTGTTTCCATAACACCGTTACCATACTCTGAGTATACATTAGGTACTTGTTTATCTGTCCATGTACCATAGTGTGTATTGTCATCTGCAATGTTATTGCTATACATATAATGAACACACTCTCTTCTCATTAACAGATAGTTAAAGATAAAATTTGCTAAGTCATAAGATATTGCGTTTCTTATTACTTGATATCTAAACATACATACCTTTTTGTAAGAAATTAAATGATATAGATATTCTTAGATCATCAGATTCATTAGCGTCTACACAATGTGTAACCCATGATGGAAACATAATTAATCTACCTGCTATAGGTTTATAGCTTGTTTCTCTATGCAGTCTATCAGGTGGTACTCCCTCTTTCATTCTAGGTCTGACCATGGCTGCGGATGTTCTTGGGTCATCTATTCTAAGGTTGCCACAGTCTTGTGATGTCTTAACATAATAAACTCCAGACCACAAAGAGTTAGGATGTATATGTCCTCTGTTCATACCGCCTTTAGGATTGACGTTAGCCCACATGCTACCTAAAAATGGTTCACTATCTAAATGTTCTTCTTGATAAATTATATGTTGTGCTTCATACAATCCATCTACTATTTTTTTATACTCAGGTCTTGTGTGCATATTTGTATGAGAGTGCCAGCCCTTAACATTTGTTCTGGTCAAACCTTTGTCTTGATTAACCCACTCTAAAATATTTCTTTCTAACTCTTGATTCAATGATGGGTCATTGTGGTCAAATGTATAAATAGGTGTAGGAAAATGTAAGTCTCTATTCATCTAAAAGGTGTACCTCCAAACCAAACGACTAAAGATTTCCTTACTCCTTTAGTTACAGGCGTTACTCTATGACTAAGAAAAGACGCAAAGAATATAGCTTGTCCTTGTTTAATAAATACTTTTTTATTTGGCTCAACCAATTCTAATTCACCACCCTCAAACTCGCTTTCATGGTTGAGCAATAAAGACATTGATATCTTTCTTACAGGTGGTTCTTTCTCACAGCTCACAGCAGAATCCATGTGCCAGTTATAATAACCACCATCAGAATACTCTGTATACTGTGCTTGTTCTGTTAGTTGCATACCATCAAAACCAAAATGATTAAGATTAGTTTTGTGCATGACAGTCTCTAGTTGTCTATACATTGGCTCTAACATACCAAATGGAATCCAAGATACATGGCTTAGTCTTGTTTTATCATCTGTTACATTATCAGTAATACTTACTTTGCCTTTTGTTTTTGGTTGAGAGCGACCTGTTTCTATTATCTTATTACATTGCTCTGGTGTAAACACAGGAGTTGTAGTCTCTACCACATAAGATTTCCAGCGTGGTTCAGTTATAGAGCGTGGTTGATCATAGAATCTAAACTTATCACTCATGTAATTTTTTTTGTTTATTATCTAATTCGCCTGATTTTTTTATTCTTTGTAATGATTTTAATTGACCTAGTACATTAAACTTATCTGCGTCTGATGAGTGTTCTGTTAAGTGTTGAGCTTTATCTGCATACTGTCTTCCATAAGATTCTAACTGATGTTCGTTAACATCTTGTGTATTAAATGTACCATCATCATATTCTGATTTTAATTTAGACCACATCTTTAACTCTCTTACTCTATGATATGCAGTCTTTTCCATAGACGCTTTTTGATATTTACATTCATCTAATTCAATTTCGAGAATAGCTAGTTCATGCTTGTTTGTTTCTGTTTGTAATTGGTCTTCTACTTTATTTATCTTTGCTTGATTTCTTCTGTAGTCAAAAGATAATGCCATAAGATTATCTAGGTAACTTGCTTGTTCTCTTACACATTGCCAATACTTAGAAGCATTTGTTGGACAGCGATTGTCTTGTAATACAGAAAACCTAGCTTCTGTTTCTGTACGAAACATTTGTTTTTTTATCCAAGTATCTTTTAACTCAGATGTCATAGACTGAAATGCTTTTAAATCTTCTGTATCTAAAAGACTGTTAAGACTTTCACTTTCTTTTTCTATAAGTTCTGTTAAGTTTTCTTTACTCATCTAAAGTTATATCTACTGGTCTAAATCCGATTCTTTGCTCTTTTTCTGATGAAGTTTCATCTGTTAAGTTGTCGTTATCCCATGCTGTTTTCCATGAGTTTACTTCTGTAGTTACTAATGCCTGTGCTTCTGAGTGTGTTTTTACAGTACCTAATACTTTATTAATCCATAGGTTTGCGTCTTTGTTATTGATAGGCACTCCCCATACATTTGCAGGATATCCATTAATAGCTATCTTCTGGGATTCTGAATGTTCGATAAAACCTTTACCCCAATTCTCTGCTACACAATATCTATAATTTGCCATGTTGTCCTCACTCTGTTGATATTTCTTCTACGCCCGGAGGCTTAGTCCATTCTTCTGTGTTGTTCATATTTGGAACACCCGGACCTGCTTGTCCACCTGCTAACAAACCAAGTGAACCTGTACCTGAGCCACCAAGAGTAAAGTATCTACCATTAGCAAGGTTTGCTACCTCTGACCAACTGCTACCATTCCATTCTTCTACATTAGCCCAAGCAGAGGGAGATGGATTATAACTTCCACATGCAACTGCTGATGGAGTAGAACCAAAACCACCACCATATATTTTCATTACATTCATGTCTGCTGTTTCTGTCCAAGAACTTCCATTCCATGTTTCGGTATTAGTAAAACCTGAATTAACATCAGGGAGAGTACCTCCACCAAAACATATTGCTTCTGAATTAGAAGTACCACCACCTGCTCCTTGTTCTCTCGCTGTATTCAAATCTCCAACCTCAGACCAAGATGTTCCATTCCAGCTTTCGGTAAAAGCTATTGTTGTATTACTCGGACCACCCTCACCACCAAATGCTAATGCTGATGATGATGTGCCACCATTCATGTGAGCATGTCTACCTGAATTTAAATTATTAACTTCAGTCCAAGATGAACCATTCCATGTTTGAGTATCAGGTGTTTCAGGCTCACCACCAAATGCAAGCCCTGCACTAGAAGTTCCTGCTCCTGCTACTTCAGTTTTTGCAGTAGGAATATCTGCAACCTCTGACCATGAGCTACCATTGTAGCTTTCAACATTGCTTGTTCTTCCTGAGCCGGGTGCATACGTACCACCTGCATACAAAGAACCTGATTGTGTTCCAAAAGACGCTCCTCTTGTTCTACCTGAGTTCATATTACCGCCTGTTGCCCACGAGCCTACCCCAAGTGGTGCTTTATATTTAAGTTTATTAGTAGTGGTGTTAAACCAAACTTGTCCTGTTATAGGGTCAGATGGGTCTGATGATACTATTGCTATATTTATGCCATGTTTATCTTTATAATTACTCATAATATTCTCTATTTAGTTTTTATTAACCAACCTTTAGTGTCATCTGTGAAAACCAAAGTATTCCCTGCACCTTTAACAGAAATAACTAAATCTTCTGCTACACCCTCAATCGGTTTACTGTTTCTTCCGATAGTCAAATTATATGTATGAAATGTACTAGCATAATCTTTAAACGAAACCTCATCACCAATAGATGGTGAACTAGGCAATGTTAATGTCCATGCACTAGCAGAAGTGTTTGCAAATACGCCCTCACCTGCTGAGGCTGTGTATGCACTTGTTTTAACTGCTTGCCAATCTGTACCTGCTGATATTGTTGCACTACCACCTAGAGAAACAGAACTGCCATTAAGTGTAATAGCTGAATTTGTTAATGAGCCATTAGCAATGTTTGAAAGCGTGTTACTAGAACCGCTGATAGTTTTGTTGGTCAATGTATCTGTAGAAGTTCTTGCAACTAAAGTATCTGAGCCAGATGGAATTGTAACTGTACCACCATTTGTAATTGAAGAAATAGTTGGGGTAGTTAAAGTTTTATTTGTTAGTGTGTCTGTAGATACAAGTGATACAAGAGTAGAGTTAGCCCCTGCTGGTAACAACATAGTATTTGTTACACCAGCACTATGAGGTTGTGCCTTTAGGGTTTGCCCATGACTGTTATCTTCACAATTAAATACGATTGTTCCAGAATTAGTATTACCTTTTACTACGACTGTACCAGTCCCGTTAGGTGCTAAGTCAATACTAGCGTTTGATGTAGTAACAATATCTTGCCCATTCATGTCAAGATCGCCACCTAATTGTGGTGTGCTATCAGCTGCTACACTTGTAATACCACCAGCAGTAATTGATTCCCAGCCAGAGCCATCATAGTATTTTAATACATTGTTTGTTGAGTTATAAAATAAATCGCCCTCATCTAATGAATCTGTTGGGTCTGATGAACCTGTACGATATTGACTTGCAAAAGAATTAACACTAGAAATATTTGTTGCTACAGTATTAACATTTGCTTTTATAGCTTCTAGTGCATTTAAGTCAGATACAAAATCTGATGTTGCAAGACTGTTTAAATCTGACACAAAATCAGATGTTGCTACCAAATTAAGGTCTGAAATAATATCAGATGTTGCTAATGTATTTAAGTCAGATACAAAGTCTGACGTAATTAATGAAGCTACTCCAGCCACACTTGTTACATTTGATGATATTCCTGCAACAGTATTTACATTTGATATAGCTCCAGCAACGGTATTTATGTTACTTGCGTTACTTACAACAGATGTAACATTGCTAGCAATACCAGATACAGTGGTGACATCGCTGGATATACCAGCAATTGTTGTTACATCTGTGGCAGCGATTGTTGTTTGAACATCGCCATCGCTATCAAATGTAAGCACTTTAGTTGCTCTGGTAGCTTTTGCCGGTAATGTTACTGTCGCTGCAATAGAATCTGTATCTAATAATTTAACTGATCTATTTGACTGTTGGTCAATATCAGCTAATTTTGCATATACTTTGTCTAAATCTGTGTTAAGTGAGGTTATGTCAAATGAGCCAGTTGTTGGAAAATCTGTAGAGCGTTCTATTGTAATATCTCTAATAATAGTAATAATGTCCCCAGCAGTAGTTCCACTACCACCCAAAGTAACAGTACCCCCAGCCCCAAACTCATAAGCACTATCGCTAGCACTAGCTGTTCCTGAAATGCTGTACTTGTTAGCAGCACTCGGAGTTGCTTCATAAGTAAGTAAAGTTGTTCCATTATATACCTTTATATCAAATGTACTAAAAAACTCAAAAGGAATAGTAAAGGCAGTCTGGCTACCAGAAGCTGTGTAGGTTACTCTAGGCGTATTTTTAGCCGTTAATATAGTCATAATTACCTCTTATCTTAATAGTCTGTAGACCAATTGTAAATGGATTTAAACTTATCATCCCACCAAAGCAAGTTTTGTGTAGGTAATAAGTCTCTTACAGCCTTTTTTGTGTCTCTTGGTCCCAATTCGTCAGATGTCATAGCGTCATATAAATCGTAAAATTTGCTACCAGCTGGTCCCATCAATACTCTATATTTGTCATGAGGTCTTGCTCTATTGTTGTCTGGGTCAAATGGGTCTGGCATTCCTAACATTGGTCTTAATCCATATTGATTATCTGTTGCATTTTCAATCATGCCCGGAACGTCACTAAATATTCCTAATACACCAGATCGCTCTACTCCAGATAAAAACTTTTCTTGATGTGATTTTCTAAACCACATCTCAGGAGCTTTTAGATAATCGCCATAAGCACCAAAAGCAATCATAGCCATTGCGCCTTGCATTAAATAAAAGTCTCTACCTGTTACTCCAGCCATTAATAATTTTCTATTAGAAGCTACCATCCAACTCATAAACTGAAATGGTAAAGACATAAAAGCATTTTGGAATTTAACCCCATAGGCATGTTCTTGAAATCCAAACTTTTGCAAAAGCTCATTACCAGCTACAATTTTTCTAAATGATTCTGACGGTATATCAACAACACCAAACATCATGTTTATTTTATCTGCAGGACTAGGCGTAATAATTGTCCTTTCTATATCCATCTGGACAGCTGCTCTAAATTTTTGTACTGCATGATTTCCGTATTTTTTACTGCCCCAATCTTTTGCATTTGCAAGTATTAACCCAGTTTTTTCTTTTTGCCAAGGCATTTTAGCTATTAATTTAGCGTCATCTACACTAATGTTATATGAATTTAATCTAAATATTTCGTCTTTAGTAGCAGTGCCATTTGATACTTTTACAATATCTTCTATAAATCTTTTTTGAGATATAATTCCAGTCCATCTCTTCATTAACAAAGTCCACGGCGTAAGACCGTTAGCCCAATACCAAGCACCTTGCGACCTTTGTAAAAGGTTAGACCCTACTGGTCCAATTCCTGTAGTGTGCCTTTCCATAGCACCCATATTATTTGCTAGCTCATGTGCATGATAAAGAAAATCATGGTCTTTTGCCATTTTAATATATGCTTGTTTGTTGTTTATCATTGTGCCAAAAAATTCTGGAAACGCTCTAGACATTCCATTAACCATAACTGGTCTTCCAGCGTCTGCGTATGCTGTATACAAAACTTTACCCATAGTATTAAACGATGTTAAATTACGAGCAAACTGTCCTAATACTTTGTCTATAGAAGTAATATCTTTATTGTTATATGTTCCATACATTTTTTCTTTAGCACCATTTATAGCACCCAAACCTTTGTTCATTGCTGTAATTTGTTTTTTAGTTTTTATATTACCTTTTGATAATATTTCTAATTCTGTCTTAATTAAAAAGTCATCCAAATGCCTATCTCCAAAACTTCTTTGCATTTCAATAGCCATGCCCATTCTATTTGCATACATTCTTGTTATTTGAGTTAAGTCAGTTTCTAAAAATTCTTCTATTTCTTTGCTTTCGATTCTTAATGATCTTTCCATCAATGGTCTTGCACCTGATTTAAAAGCACCACCTGTTCTTCCAAAAGCCATTAACCCATCAGCGTCATTTCTAGCTGATTGTTGTAATATATTTTCAGTAATATCATCTACTAATTCATCTACATTACCGTTTCTTTTTTGCAATCTACCAGCATATAAACCAGCATTATTTGTTATATGAGTTCTTATCTTTGTTTTAAAACCCTCTAAATTTTTATTAATTTTGTCAAAACTATAATACCTTGCATCATATGTTTGTTTAAATTCATCAGTTAATGGATTTATTAAACCATCGTCCATATCTTGTTTTTGTGACTTTGCTTTTCCTTTTTGTGCATTTGCTCTCTTTTTTAATTCTTCAAATCTTACTTTAGCTTCTGGTGTAAAATTTTTACTTTTAATATTTTTATCTAATTGTTTTATAATGCCATCATAAAAATCAATTTTGTTTCCTAGATTTCTTTGACTTACAAACATTCCTAATCTTGTAGCTTCTTTTTCAAATTTGTCAAAAAACTTTCTTGATATATCGACTGCCCTAATAAGATTTTTGTCAGTTAATGATTTATATATATCTTGATCTGATATAGCTTGAAACACTTTGCGACTAAATTCTGAATAAATATGAGCAGGTTCTTGGCTTGGGTCTACTATTCCTTTTAAATTGTAGCCAAGTTTAAGTCTCATAGATTCTAAATCTAAATTACCTACAGTTCCAAGCAATCTATTGTTATCTCCTTTTGCAAAAGAAACAAAAGCGTCATCAAATTCTTTTTGAAATTCATCTAAAGTTTTTCCCCATCTATTCATTGAGCGTGTGTGAACAGATGAGTTTAAAACTATTCCCTCCTTTTGCGCCCTTGTAACAATAGAACTATCTCCATTTATTTCTAACATGGCTTTAGCTAGTGTGTTTGCTGATTCGTCATCAATTCCCCTTAGTGCATTTGACACTTTTCCTTGGTCATAAAATTTATCAATTTGCTTCAACATAAAAGATAATACAGGTACATCTCCATAATCAGTTCTGTAATCTCCAGTTTTGTTTTTTAATGCTTTGTTGTATGTATCATAGTTTAAAGCTTGTTCATACTCAGCTACAGATTCGCCAGTGTTTCTATCTCTAAAAGCCGTTTCTCTGTTTATTTCTTTTTTAATATAAAACTCTGTAAGTTGGTCTGAGTTTTTAAATTTATCTGCTATTTCTTTTGGCATTGTTGCTGGTGTTTGACTATCTAAATTACCAGCTACGTGTTTTTTAGAATCAAACATTCTTTGTATATACTCTGTATTAACTATTGCTTTGGTTTCATCTCCATCTTGCACAATTCTAATCGGTGCTTTTCTTGGTAGTCCTTGCACAGAATATGCGTCTGTAGTTCTGTCTATATTTATTTTTTTAGACACAGGTTTTTCTATCCAATTAGTATTTTTTTTAGAAATATTAATTGCGTCGCTTTCTGGAATGTGTTTTCCATTCATGTCTTGAAATGTTTTTGTTTCTCCCTCTTGTACTCTTATTACTTTTATATCTGGATATTCTTTTTGTATATTAATAAGTTCACCGTCAAAAATTTTTTCACCATTTGTTTCTTTGGTGCCTTTTGCAATGTTATTTATTATTCCATTTTCACCACCTTTATCATCTATAATTTCTTTTTTTATAGATTTTTCTAATCCTCTTTTCCCCAAGAACCCATTAAATAATCCACCAAAAACAAAAGCACTTCCTACATACATTATAGTTTCATCGTCAGTAGCTGTTGGGTCATAGTGTCTTCTTATAGGTTCTGTAGCTCCTACAGATAAAGATGATATTGCTCCACCTTTATAAAATCTACTACCAAATTTTACACCAGCGCCGAACAAACCTAGTGGTACAAAATTTTCTGGGTTTAATAAATTACCAACTAAAGCTGGACCCATAACCCTATCTGACCTTGACAACCTTTCTTTTCTATAAAGGTTTCTATCTATTCTTGCTTTAATGTTATCAGCTTCTTCTTGGTTTCTAGCGTTAAGAAATTGATCTTCATAATCTTCATAGCCCTCTAAATAATTATTTTGGTATGGATTAAAATTTAAATCTAGTTCTCTGCTGTAGCTACTATCATAAATGTAATTGTTTTCTATAGACTGTCCTACCCAGTTAATCCAAAATTCATCAACAGTATCTTGCCAAAAAGTTCTGTCTTCTGGTTGATATTTTTTAAGGTAAGAGCCTACTGGTTTTTTTACATTACCAGTTAATTGTATTGGTTCTTTTATTTCTTCTTGAACAATTTTTCTTTGCTCGTCAAACTCATTAAATTGTTCTTCTCTAATCCTTGTTATTTCTATAGGGCTTATATATTTCTTACTCATCTTCTTGTTCTGATTGTTCATATAAAGCATTTGCTACACCACTAAAATATTCTGGTCCAAATACAAGAGGGTCACCAAAAGAATCTCTGACAATCATAGGGTCGTATTTGTTTTTTCCTACGTGAAATAATGTAAAGCTTACAGTTCCATCATTGTCTAAATTTGGATAAAGTTTGTAATTACTTTTAGACCAATGCCCTCGTGCTGGTTCTGATAAACTTTCTAAAACTGGGTCTACTGGTAAATCACTTCTTTGTATTCTTCCATCTTTGCCTGTCTTTAGACTTAAATCAAAGTCTTGTAAACTACTATCAATAAGAGTTCTATCTTCAATTACTTTTAAAATATCTTCTCTTATAGTTCTTGCTAATAATAATCCACCATCTGCAAAAGCTGCACCATAAACTTTTTCTGGTGCATATTTCATTATTGTAGCTGGCAATTGGTTCAAGTTTAATTGATTAGATACTTCTTCATACCCAGTCAAAGAAAACCCAGCATATGTTTTTCCATAAGATTCTTTTTCTACTAATGTGTTTATAGCATTTGCTATGTAAGTTTTTAATGTTGGTCTGTTAGGTGCCATCAAACTTTTAGATATATCTGATAAAACTATATTTTTAATATCTGTATATGCCATAGCACCTACGACTTCATAAGCTTTTGAATCAACTAATTCATTTAAATCTTTAAACAAATCATTAGCAGTTTTATATGATTTATCTAAACTAACAGTATTTGGATTATCTTGTAGGATTTTGTTTATATCGCCACTAAATATTTTTCTTAACTCAGTATCTCCCACATCTCTTTTTCTTTTTTCAAATGCTTGAGATATAACTGCTGCAACATTGTTTTCACTTGCATTGTTAATTTCAGCATTTTGAGATATATAATTCATCATGTATCTGGCGTTGTCATCAAACCCCATATCTGTATGAAATGCTTCAAGATCGTTTGCCATTTCAGATATCAAAGGTAAATGTTTTATTACTCCATCAACATTGTATCCATTTAAATATCCATTTATTTCTGCAACCTTTGATGAGGGCAACGCTCTTATTCCTCTAGTTGTATATGTCCAACGATGGAAGTCTAGTATTTCACCAGACCTTTCATATTCAGCCATGGTTCCTACTCTACTCTCGTCTTCTAAATATTCCTCAAATAATTCTGACGCAAATTCAGGGTCATCTAAAACTAAATTTCTATCTTTTGACGGTACAGCAGAAGCTGAACCTGTTTTGTAATTGCTTCTCATTGTATTGAGATGTAGATATCTTGTATTTAAAACATTAAGTGCGTTATGTTGTCCTGTGTAAAAATTTTTTAACCTAGTATATTGAGCTACTTTGTTTCCGTCTAAAGAAGCTATCAATTGTTCTCTGGTAATTTCTTTATTTCCAAATTTTAATCCATCAGAAAAATTATTTTCAAAAGCTTGTTTTATTTTATTTAATATATTTAGGTTGTTTCTATTAATGTTATCTCTGTCAAACATTCCTCCTAAATTAATTCCTAATAATTCTTTTATATTTTTATTTGTAGTTAATGTACTTAACGCTTTTTCTCTTGCTGTTTTAATTTTATTGTTGGGAATAGTTCCCTCTCTAAATCGTATAGCGTCTTCTACATCTTCCCTTAAAATATCATAAGAAAGATTATCTTCATTTAACAAAACATCATCAGCACTAAACAATATGCCTGTTATTTCTTTTCCTAGTTCAGCAGTATTTCTTGTAACTTCTGCTCTTTGATGTGTTTTATCGACATAAAATTTTGCATTTGTTATTTGATTCTCAGCAACAATTTTTGCTCTTCCTCTATCTTCTGGAGGTAGACTATTAAAAAATAACGCTAAATCTCCTCTAGTGCTTTTGTCAAAATCTGCAACAGATTCTTCCATTGATTCTGATTTATTTCTATTAGTAAGGACAATTGATGAAGATACATTTTCAAGCTCATTCATTCTTTTTTTATCCATTAACTCCCAATACTTTATATTTCCTGTTTTTCCTAGATCATTTCTTTGAACGTGTTTTATTGGTACCTTTACTTCTTGTCCACCAATATTTTTAGTCTCATATTGAAACTCGTAATTGTTTGCTCTATCTATTGCTTCTATTTTTCCAGATTCAACAGCTTTATCAAAAGCATTTTTAGATACAGTCTTAGTTAAACTTGCTATTTGAGTAGCAATTTCATCTTGTATCTGAGCAGGTTTAGCAGAACCTCTGCTAACTCCTATTCTGCTTTCATACAACGCACGTTGTTTTTCTTCTATTAATGCCATTTATTGACCTAATAATTTTTTACTCAATGATTGACTGTCTGGAGTTTCAGCACTAATACTTGAATATGTAAGCATTCCTTTTGCTATTGTTGTAAGTCCTTGTGCTTTTCCACCTCTTAAATTTGCTTCTTTATCTAATCTAGCTATGTTTTCTAAGTCTCTTGCACTTGTAATATCATCAAGTCCTTTCAATGCAATAGCGTCTACGTCTCTTAAATACTGGTCTCTTTGTGTAGAAAAAAAAGCTTTATATGATTCACTAGATAAATCAACATTAGAAAAAGCCATAATAGATAAGTTCTTTTTATAGTTTCTATCGTATTCTCTTTTTCTAGCACTTTCTCTCAAATCTGTTTCTAGTTGTTTTCTTTGAGCGTCTCTTTTGTATTGATCTATTTGGTATTGATTTTGTGCGGCAGCAAGACCAGCAGCTTTTCTTTGTTGACCAGCACTAAATAAACTCATACCCAAAGAAGTTATCGGGCTTTTTATTATAGATAAACCTGTTCCAATTGCTTGTGATATTCCTGTATTAGCAAATCCAGCTATTGCTGTTGAAGCTCCTACTGTGCTTATACCTGTAGCTACACCAACACTATTTACTAGGTTTGCTGTTAATACCATTGTTGCTGGGTCACACATTAAAAATATACCTCCGAAGTTATTCCCAATATTCTTAATGGCAATGGTACTGACTGAGTAATATCAATAGCAGGCTCATTGTCATATCCTAAAAAGTATACATTCTTCTTTCCAGTATAACTAGAAATCGTTGAAGATGTATCAATAGTTGTTTCATTTATTAAAATGTCATTAGAATTAACGGTTAAGTTATACGTACTCGATAGTTCTAGTATACATTTTGCTATTTTTGTAGGGTTACCAGTTAAAGGATTTTGTGTGCCAGTAGCAGTAACTTTAGCATTAACAGGCAATGTTTTTATTTGCATAGTAAAATCCGTTCCAATGTCTACAGAAGAAGCTGGAGTATCTAAAACTACTACACCTCCTGACGTAACTGTTCCTTTTCCATAATAATTAATATTACCTGATTCTGTGCTACCAGATGTTCCGTGTACTTCTAGTCCTCTCATATCTGGATTGCTATTTAACGCAGAAAACGTTCTTGATGTTGTAAATTGTAAAGCTACTCCATCTGACTGCGAAACTGATTGATCTAAAACTATTACATACTCTCCGCTATTTGCTGTTGCTGTTACAGAATTTATTGTATAAACAGTACCTGTTCCAGCAAATTGAAATGATTCACCTATATTTGGTGCATTTGTAAATCCATCAGCAATAAACGTAGTAACAGAAGAAAAACTACCGTTTGTTAAAGGTGAACCATGAGGTTGATAAGAACCTGATAAAGTTTTTGAAACAGTCATGTCTGTTGGCACATCAAAAGATGTTGAAGCAAACTGCTCTAAATAATAAACATCTGCTGAATTTATAGTTCTTTTTACTGCAATATAAACAAAATCTGTTGAACAAGCTACTGACTGTATAATTCCAGTTGTAGACCATTGCACCCAACCTTGTAATTCTTGTATTTTTTGTGACGAGTAAACACCTAATGTTCCATCTGTGTTTACCAAAAAGTATAATTGTTCGTCTCGATCTGCTAATGATTTTATTCTGTCTGCGTCTATTGGCGTAGAAACCAAATGACTAGATAATAACGAAATAGGAGCTGAAACAAATTCTTCTGTAGAAGCATTAAATGTATATTCTCTTACTGTTTTTCCGTTTGTTTGCACAAATATTGTAGAACCATCAAATATTTTTGCTCTTGCAGGAAGCTGACATCCCAAAGAACTTTGTCTAACTATTTGCAAATCAGTAGGGGTAAGGGGCTTTCCTATTTGTGGTTTAAGAAAAAACTCTGCTGTGTTTGTTAATATTTCTAAAACTTTACCAGATATAATATGTCTTATTTCATTTATCTCATCAGACGCTATTTGTATTTGTATTGAATCAGAATCAGCTGCTTCTCCTACATCAAACTTAAAAAAATCTCCTACGTTGCTTCCTTGTATTCCATCTGGTAATGATGGAACTCCAGCAAAAAATAATCTTTGTTCATGAAATGCTACGGTTTTAGGAAAACCATTTGGAGTAGACAAAACTTGTTCTTGCCAATCTCTAGTAGGTGCATGTGTTTTTATAATAACTCTAACACCCCCGCCATCTACAGATTCTGTGGCTGTATCACCTGAACCAGCAGTATAAGTATAATGGTTATCATCTACCACAGTAATAGTTCTTGTTCCATTTATGTTTCCTTGTGCTAATCCATCCCCATCATCATCAAATATATCTTCTGAACCAGATAAAACTATAGAAGCTCCTGTAGATAAACCATGATTTGCGTGAGTAACTTTTATTGTTGAAGAACCCTGTTGTGTAGCAAATGGGTCATCATCTAGTTCAACAAATAAATCGTCTTTTAATGTAACTGTTATAGAAGTTGCACTAGAATATGCAGTAACCGTAGCTTCTGTTCCATATATTTTTAGCGTTGTTCCTACATAATCAGATGTAAAATATGAAGCACTAGATGTAACTGTAACTCCTGTGCCAGCACTTGATGAATCTGCGTCTAATGTAACTGTATTATCAGCAAACTTAAAGTAAGGCTGATATGTAATTTTTCCATTTAAACTAGTATCAAATGCAAAATCTGTTCTAGTAAAAGTTGTTGCTCCTGTTCTTTTTATGACTGACGGAATAAAGTTTTCATTTACTACAATCATAGTATCGGCTTGTTGGGATAAATTTAAATTTTTTAATTGTGCCGTAGTCCACGGACAACTTGTAATAGTTTGTAATAATGTTCCATTTGTTGAATAAATTTTTAATACTGTATTTTGAAACGCAAATATATATTCCTGTTCTCCACTAAATATGAAAGGTTCAAGCCTTGATTCTGCTCCTAAATCGGCTCTCCAAAATGTCCCACCCCTCCTTTCAATTGCCCCTTGGTTTCTGCATATTACGTTTCTAGCTTTATCTAATGATTTGCTATAAGCGTTTAAGTCGTTTCGTGAAATAAGATTAGGGTCTACTTCTCCTCCACTAAAATTTGCTTGATGAATTCTTGTTGTTGCCATTATGAAGATACTTTAGCTTTTACAGTCCCCAAACTTCCAGAGTTTCTTCTATTTCTAAATCTGTCTACATCTGCACGTCTTGTTGTTTGTGCTTGTGAATCTTGTGATTTGGCAATAGATAGTTGCCCTTGTGCTTTTCTTTGATACAAAAGAGATAATGAATCGTTTCTTGCTATAGCTCCAGAAAACAATGAAGCTAATTCAAATACTAATGCGGATTTAAAATATGGTGGAAAGTCTGCTTCTGACGGTTGAAATGTATAATCTGCTATTACTACATCAGTTGATGTGGCGTCGCAAAAAATCTGATCGTTATATCTATCATACTGAATAACATTATCTGAAACAGTTATTGTATTCATTACCAAAGCGTCTGATGGCAATGAATAAGCTGAAGAAAATCTTCCTAAAGGTTTATCGGTTTTTCTAGATAGTTGTTGCTGTTTAGTTGAAAATCTCCATCTACATCTGGTCAACATAGTTTCTAAAGTCATGTTATATAATTGATTGCAGACTTTGGATTCAGTTGTATTTTCACTAAATGAGTTGATAGTGTTTGCTCCTACTAAAACTAGGGCTTGGTTACATATATCAAATTTACTATCTGTCATAATATTTGGGCGGGGCTGGGAATAATATGAGTGAAATAACCCAGCCCCTGAGTACGTTATGTACCGTTAGTTGTCGTTACAGTTGTCGCTGCCGTTGCACTTGTTACAAATAATAAATCTCCAGTTGCAGTACCACCTGTGGTACCTACAGCTAAGATAATATCAAATTGTTTCAAGTCAGCAGTTACTGAGTTAAAGTAACCTGAACCAGCAATAGTTGCTGGTGCGTCAGTACTCTTATAAATAAAGAGATTTTGATCGCCTGCGCCAGCTACCTTTTTTAAGTTTGTTGCGTCTAAAGCCATGTTATCCTCCTTATTCTGTTATTTGACATTCGATAG